AGGTAACGAATATCGTGATACGGGATATGTAAGGATTTAAATCCTTTTATATTTATAATAAACCGTTAAATATGGACTCATTAAACCAAATAATTTTTGATGATAAAAGTTTTTCTGACTTATTAAAAGAAATTCACAAAAATCAATCAAAAAAATCAAAACAATTAGCTTCTTTAATTGCTGAATTGCGTCCTCTTATTACTTCTTTAGGAGATGCCACTGTAGTAGTACCTTTAATTAAAGAATATATGGAAATCAGCGTTAAAAATGACGACCAACTAATAAAAATGGCTGCTATAGTACAACGCTTATCTACAGGAGCTACTTCTAGTGGCGATGGGGGATTATTAACAGAAGAAGAAATGGAACAACTTCAGAATGTAGCAGAAGAAATATCAAAAACTGTTGAAAAACCTAAACAATTAGAAGAACCTAAAGAAGAATAGATAATGTATATAGGAAAAGTACAACTTATTATATTAGATGCCTTAGACGCAAAATATTATTCTACTTTAGGAGAAGAAGATTCTATAGGTAGTATTCTTTTTACTTGGTTAGGTCAAGATGAACCAGCAACTGATAATTATGGAAGTTGTCATGTTGCAAGACCACTACATTTCAACTTGTCACATTATCCTGTAAGAAAAGAATTAGTACATATATATCCTGCTCCTAGTTCTGAATACAATAATAATGAAGCCGAAATATGGTATTATGGCTCACCTATATCTCTTCATCAAGCTCCTCAAGGATCCCCTTTACCAGGACAATTAAATGTATATAATTCAGATTATGAACAAGGTAGAACTTTTAAAATAAAAGAAAATATACAACCTTTAAGACCATATGAAGGAGATATAACTTTTGAAGGTCGATGGGGAAATAGTATAAGATTTGGATCTACAACAAATAACTCTTCAGAAAGCACTACTCATCAAAATTCTTGGAGCAATGAAGGAGAACCTGGTGAACCTATTACTATAATTAGAAACGGACAAGGAACAAAAGATAGAGGAGAATCTTTTGAACGTATAGTTGAAAATATAAATGATGATGACTCTAGTATATATTTATGTTCTAGACAACAAATATCTGATTTTATACCTGCATCTACAAACGATGGGTCTTATGGTTCAGCAGTAAGTATTTTTACTACAAAAGTAAAAGCTCCTAAAATACAAAATAATGATTTAAATGATAATGTAGAAGAAGATATAGTATTAAGTGAATCTCCTAATTTAGTTCCTCTTGAATTACAAACAGAAAACGAATTACAATATTTAGAAGATTCAGAAACAGCATTTTACGATATAGCTCCTACAGAAGAACAAATAATACTCCCACAAACTATATTTTCTTTACCAGAAACCTATATAGTTCCTGCAGGAGTAAATTTAAGTGAAACATTAGGATAATATGGCAAGATTTAATAAATATGAACAAATATATAGTGAAGTTGCTATAATGAAAAGTATCAATAACTACCCGGGGGTTGATGTTGGTACTGATCCTCTTCTTACTGAAGATTTTATATGGCATAATTTACAACAAGTACATATGTATTGCATAGGACCCCTTATAGATGCTTTTGGAGATATTGCTATTAAATCTGCATATAGAAGTAAAGCATTAAATTCACAACTTTCACCTCCAGGAGTTGAAAACTCCCAACATATTAAAGGATATGCAGTAGATTTTATTAGTATAGGTAGATCTACATCTGTATTATTTAATTGGTGTGTTAATAATTTACCTTATTTTACTCAATTAATATGGGAATATCCTGAAAGAGGCCAATATAGTCAAAATAATACAAATAGTTCATGGATTCATATTTCCTATAATGAGTATAGTCTCCCAAAAACATTATCTATTTCTTCTGAAAAAGATACAGTTCATAGTTTTTATGAAAGTGAGAATACAACAAGATCAGGTAATTTTACCCATGATATAAATAAACCTGCATTAGATGCAGTAATTGAATAATATGGGATTAGAATCACACGCAATAGTACAAGGAGATTGGAATATGGCTACCAGGATATCGATGGCGGCTGCTTCTTCTTATGTACCACAAAGTCCACAAACTTATATAGGTAATCAAGTTATATTAAATTCAGATAGATTAGTATTTAATGCTAAAAGTGATAGTATACTTCATTTTGCAGATAAGGGTATAGGATTTAGTACTAATGGGGGGTTTAATTTTGATGGAGGAGTTCAATCTAGGTTTGTAATAAATACTACTTATGTATTTTTAGGAATGGATAATATTACAGGTTTACCTGAACAACCTGCAGTTCTTGGATTTGAATTACTTGATATTTTAGATGACATTATAGATGTTATAGGTCAAGTAATTTTTGGTGTTCAATATGGGGTTTCATACAGAGTAAATGACTCTGAATTTACATCTTCAGGTGGTCCAGAGACTATGATAGGAGGAGAAGCAAATGAAAAAGCTTTTAAAATAACTAAAGATAATATGAAAATTCTTAAACAAAGACTTGTAGATATGTTAAGTAAAAAAGTAAAAATAGCATAGCCATGGCTTTAAATAGACAAATAAGAAATATAGTAATATCTCAAATTACCCCTCAAATAAATAGGGGTAAACAATGGTTAATGAAAGAAGTTAAAAAGAAACTTTTAGAACAACAACAGAAACTCCCAACAGCAAAAAGTATACAAGAAGACTTAAAAGTAGATGTAAACGAAGAAACATGCAGTGAAAAAGGCATGGAAAAATGGAACGAAAAATATGATGAAATTAATGATATTTTAGTTACTGCAAAAAATATACTTGAAGGGTCATTAGAACAATTTGACAAATATTTAGATAAATTAGGAAAATTAGTAGAAGGAGTAGAAGGATGTTCAGAAGAAACAGGTTCAGAAGACCAACCTGCAGGTCCTTTAGGAAAAATTCAACGTATATTATGTAAAATAGAACCTATAATGGAGATATTACGAATAATAGTAGCATTAGCTCCTCTTTTACTATTAACTTTTACTGCTATGTTTTCAAATGCTACTGCAGAAGATAAAATTACATCATCAAGAGACAATGCTAGAAAGGCTATATTAGGATATGCAAATCTTATTATTGCAATCCCCCCTATGATACAAAATATTATAGACATGGCTCTGCTTACATATAATAAAATGTTAGCTTTTAGAGAAAGAGTAGCAGGTATAAGGGACCAAGCAGTATCAATGGCTGTTTATTTACAAAGCTTACGTAACCAACATGAATTAAATTGTAATAACTTTTTAGCTGCTCAAAGTGACACAGATGATTTTGATGGATTTGATAATGGAGATACAGATACTCAAGACACAGATGATTATGATAATGATAATAATAATAATGATGGGAACAACTGGGTAGGAGACCCTACAAGAGGATTTGCAACTTATGACGATGCCATAACTTGGTATAATGACCATTATCAAAATATTCTTCAAACATTATTATCACAAAATAATCTCGTAGCTGTTGAAAGACTAGTAAAACTTGACGCACAATTTAGAGAACAATATAATCTATCATTCACTCAAGTTAATATTAGTCCAAATCAGCTGCAATAATTTAAAAAAAAACTATATTTATAACAAATAACAATTTTATATGAAAGCAAAAACATTTGAAAATCTAATTAGAAAAGTAGTTAGAGAAGAAATTGATTACGCATTACGCAGAGAAATTAAATCTTTAAAAGAAGACTTAAGAGACGAAATTAAACCTCAAATAATAGAACAACAACAATCTTCTAACTTACCAGTATCAGAAGAAACACAAAATACTTTAAAAGAAAAAATTATGGGTAAAGCCCCTATAAAAAAGCCACGCCCAAATACAACCTTTTCAAGTAATAGTACTTTAAATGACCTCTTAACAGAAACAGCAATGGGGGATACAAATACAGAAACAGCAAACGCTCCTGTAAGTTTATCTTCTCCTTTTTCAAGTGGAGCCCCTTTACCTATGGATACAGCAGGTATGCCTACTGAAGTAGCTAATGCAGTAACAAGAGATTATAGTGATTTGATGCAAGCAATAAATAAAAAAAAGGGATAATAAACAATGCCTATAATAAAAGAACATAAAAGAATAAACCCCTTAGATCAAAACAAAAATGTTACGATAGGAGTAGGATTCCCTATAGATGAAAAAAATTTTTTTAATGGGACTAAACTTATGTCTGAACAAAATAAGGCTAATCTTATTAATTTACTTTTAACCCAACCCGGAGAAAGAGTAAATTTACCTAAATATGGAATAGGAATAAAAAAATATCTATTTGAATCTAATTTAAATTTAGATTTATTAAAATTAAGAACAAGAAACCAAATAAGAACCCATATCCCTAATATAAGTTTAGAAGAAATGACAGTTAAAAAAAATGACGACAATGAACACTTACTTCATCTGACTATTATTTATAAAAATTTATTAAATAATAAATCAGATGTTATACAATTAAATTTTAGATAATATGGCTTATAATAAAGTATCAAATAAATTTCAAAGTAAAGATGTTAAATATCTAAATAAAGATTTTGATTCTTATAAAAATCAACTTATAGAGTTTGCTAAAACTTATTTTCCTCAAAATTTTAATGATTTTAGTGAAGGAAATCCAGGTATGATGTTTTTAGAAATGGCTGCTTACGTAGGTGATGTATTATCTTTTTATACTGATACTCAAATGCAAGAAACTTTCCTATCTTTAGCACAAGATAGAGAAAATTTATATAATATGGCTCATGCGATGGGATATAAACCCAAAGTAACAACAGCAGCTAGTGTAGACTTAGAAATATCACAATTAGTACCTTCTAAAATGTTAGATGGGGCATATGTACCTGATTATGACTATGCTACAGTTATTATGGCTAATGCTACTTTTACTTCTACTGATGGGCCTACATTTTATACTACACGTGATTGTGATTTTACTTATTCTTCTTCTTTTGGACAAACTACATCAAGCATATATCAGTATGATTCAAGTATGAATCCTGAATACTATATTTTAACAAAAACAGTCCCCGCTATATCTGGTGAAGTAAGATCTCAAAATATTACAATAGGTTCTGCTACAAAATTTAAAACTATAACTCTATTTGATACTGATATAATAGCTATAGATTCTATTACAGATGGAGAAGGTAATGAATGGTCTGAGGTTGATTTTTTAGCTCAAGATACTATATTTGAAAAGGTCCCAAATAATGAAGCTAATGATCCTTCGTTAAGCCAATACTCCCATCAAACTCCTTACTTATTAAAAACAAAACAAGTCCCTAGAAGATTTATATCTAGAGTTAAACCTAACAATAGGATAGAAATTCAATTTGGAGCAGGTACAAGCACACAATCTGATGAACTAATTGTTCCTAACCCAGATAATATAGGACTAGGTATTAAAGATGGAAGAAATAAATTAGATACTTTTTATGATCCTTCTAATTTTCTTCATACAAAAGCTTATGGCCAAGCCCCTGCAAATACTACCTTAAATATAAAATATATAGCAGGAGGGGGGTTAGGAGCTAATGTAAATAGCAATACTATTGTTAATAAAGAAACTCTACAGGTTAACTTTAAACCTAACCTAGTTTCAAGTATGAAAAACTTTATAAATAGTAGCATAACTGTTACTAATCCAAAAGCAGCAAGAGGAGGAAGTGATGGTGATAGTATAGAAGATATAAGACTAAATACTATGGCTAATTTTTCTACTCAAGGTAGAACAATAACTAGAGAAGATTATATTATAAGAGCCCTATCTATGCCTCCACAATTTGGGAGTGTAGCTAAAGCATATATCGTTCAAGATGATCAAATAGCTTTAAATCCAGGTTCTTATAGTTTAGAACATCGTATTCCTAACCCTTTAGCTATGAATTTATATGTTATGGGGTATAATTCTAGTAAAGAATTAGCTACCTTAAATACAGCTACAAAAACAAATTTAGCTACATATTTAGAAGAATTTAGAACTTTAACAGATGCTATTAATATTAAGGATGCTTTTGTAATTAATATAGCTATTGATTTTGAAGTTACTGCTTTTAAAAATTATAACAACCAAAGTGTAATATTAGATTGTATTAATGAATTAAAAAGCTATTTCAATATAGATAAATGGCAAATAAATCAACCTATAATTATTACAGATATTAAAAACGTAATAGGAGGAGTAAAAGGAGTTCAAACAGTTGAAAGTGTTACATTTTCAAATAAATCAGGAGCCCTTTCAGGATATTCTCAATATAAATATCCTTTAGATACAGCAACTAAAAATGAGGTAATTTACCCCTCATTAGACCCAAGTATTTTTGAATTAAAATACCCTAATACAGATATTAAAGGACGCGTAACAACATACTAATATGGCATATTATTTTATATTTCCGGAAAAAGATACAACCCTATATAGTCATCCTGATAGATCAGATATGAATGCAGGAAGTGATGAAATCTTAGAAATAACCAAAGAACAAGGATCAACAGATAATTATTTATATCCCTCAAGAATATTAGTTCAATTTTCTAATAATGATATTAAAGGAGCTATTGAATCTATGGGACATGATGTTTTTAATAGATCAGATTCTGCAGGCCCTATTACAGCTAGTTTACAACTTACATCAGCGGAACCCAAAAATTTAGTACATATTTTAAATGTACATGCTTATGCAGTTTCTCAATCATGGAGAGAAGGTACAGGAAGATATTCTAACTTACCTACAAGTTCAAATGGAGCAACTTGGATACATAGAGACAATGATACAACAGCAACTAAATGGATAACTTCTAGTTTCCAAATATTTTCTACAGGATCTATAAGCTCATCAGGGGTACAACTTACCCAAGGAGGTGGAGTATGGTATACAGGTAGTGGTTTTGAATATGCTCAACAGTTTTTAACTGGAGACTCTTTAGACACTAGTTTTAATATAAAAGATACAGTCAAAAAATGGAGTGCAAGTTTATACAGTGAAAGTACTTATCCTGATGGAATACCTAACTATGGAATAATACTTAAAAAACCAAACAATGTAGAAGCTAATACATCTAGTAGTTTTGGAGAATTACAATATTTTTCTGTAGACACACATACTATTCACCCTCCTAAATTAGCCTTTATATGGGATGATAGTACTCACACTTATCAAGCTTCAGCTAAAACTAGTGGTGATTTACAAGTATCTTTATACAGAAATAAAGAACAATATAATCAAAATGATATAGCTACTTTTAGAATCCATGTAAGAGATAAATACCCAACAAGAAGATTTACTACAACTTCAAATCAATTAGATAAAGGTTATTTTACTACTTCATCTTACTATAGTATAAGAGATGCACATACAGAACAAGAAGTAATTCCTTTTG